TTTTGATGTGTTCCTGACTGTAGAAAGTGATCTTTCGGATCAGCTGACTGCAGACGTATTTTTTTAAATCAAAGTCATCTCCGGCAAAAATTTCCGGAAGTTGTTCAAGGTCTATATTCTGTAATAATTCTTGTATTTCGTTTTTCGAATTTTTCAGTGCCGTTATTTTATGCATAATTGTTTTCTTTTGTTGATCGAGCTTCTCAATGCGGTCGTTCAAGTAAGAGATTGCTGTAGGGTTGCTGACCAGGCATGCATCGATCAGGGATGAAATTTCATTTTCCGTGGTGGCAAGCTCCTGTTTCAAAGTATTCAGCTGAACAGATTCCTGTGGGCTGAGCGTGCGATTCTTGCATTGTTCCAATATCTGCATGATATCGGGGGATGATTAATGATTCAATGTATGTGCAAGGACGATATCTTCCAGCTTTTGTACCTGTATGCTTGAGGAGCTGCATGTGCCGGACGCATAGTTCCGTCTTCCGGAGCAGGTGAAGTATCTCACGCCTCGATTGCTTCCGGAAGGAGACATTGCACGTCCGCACGAACCACATCGCACAAGACCGGACAGGATGGTTGTGCGAGATGTTCCTGTGCGTGGTGTTGTGCTGAGCGTCGTTTTCTTTTTCTGCTGTACTCTCAGGAATGTATCACTGTCAATGATAGGGGAATGGAGTGCGATCGCAAAGGTCATTTCGGATGCCGGACGCGATCTTTTTGGATGCTTACTCCCTCGATCTCTTTTGCCAAACAGATTGACGGACTGTTTACCATCGCATTGATCCGGTGAGATGCGAAGCTTTACTCCCTGCTCTGCATAAAAATTGTAAACATCCATTGTGTTCGGCGCGTATACAGCCTTTGATAATATATCAGACACGACACGGGATGTCCATGGCTTCCCCTTTCTAGTCACAATATTTTCCTTGTCAGCCTTTTTTAAAATCTTGTATACCGTTCCGCCGGGTTCTAAGTACCATTCAAAAAATTGGCGCACAATAGCAGCTTCCGCCGGATCCTGCTCCAGTACCGTGTGCTTCTGTCCATTCACAACAGTTTTCTTGAGTCGATAGCCATAAGGGGCAGGACCGCCGCCCCAAAAGCCTTGTTCACAGCGATAATAATAGTTATCGGTAACACGGGCTATGATTGATTCTCGTTCCATCTGCGCCAGAGAACCAAACAATGTAGCCAGCATCATTCCACCGGGAGCCGCTGTATTGATGTTGTCCGAGAACGACACGAAATGCACGCCAAGCTCGCTGTAATCCTCGATCAGATTGACCAGATCTCGGATGGATCGGCTTATTCTATCGATTTTGTAACATACAACGGCTTCGATCCTGCCATTCATCACATCGTCGTTCATCTGCTGGAAGGATGGACGATCAAGGTTTTTGGCAGACCATCCTTTGTCACGATAGATTTTGTAATCACTCCATCCGTTTCTTTTGCAGAGAGTGATGCAGTCCTCTATCTGAGAATCAATTGACAAAGAATCTTTTTTATCTAAACTCTGCCTTACATATATAGCTACCATGTCATGTATTCCTCCCATTAACATTGATATATTGCAAATTGATCATTGCAAATAGTCTTTTTTAAGTTTATTTATCTTCAACGTACTTGATGATATTCCCAGGCTGCATATCTAACAACTCGCAAAGCTTTTCGAGCGTTTTCATACCAACCATCTCATTCCTTCGTATCTTCTGAACCGCAGACTGGCTTATTAAGCTTTCTCGTAATATTCGAGTTGTGTTATAACCGCTTTCCTTGAGTGTGTCAAGAACATCAATTTTATATGTTAACATCGCACATTCCTCCTAATGTTTTATTTATTATATGATTCTCCGATTAAAAAATCAATAAAAATAATCTGTATAGAGTTTAAAAAATGTTTTGGAATATCTTAAAAAATTGAAAATAGTACTTGACAATATACTTATATAAGTATATAATAGAATCATAGAAAGGAGGTACAAGGCAGTGAATACATTGCATGATTTGCTAGAAATAGCAAAGGACTTATTAGAAATTCTCGTTTTAGCACTTACAGCCCGGCAGCTGGTTAAAAAGAAAAAATCTAAAAAGTCCAAAAAGAAAAAGTAAATATCATAGCTGCCCATAAGGGCAGCCCCCGAAAGGGGGCAATGCTTTTTCTGATGTAAGTATATCACACCTTGAAATAAATATGAACAGGAAAATTTCGATATTACTCATTGCTTTGGTAATCATGGATATTCTTGATGGGGACTTTGCAGCATTGTCAATTCTGGATGGAATAAAAATTATACTATACATTTTGTGCTTCGTGCTCCTGATACAAAATATCAGCGAAGACAAGGAGAGCACAGACAGATAACAGGAGGATCATATGGCAGAAAAACGGACGGGTGGAACAGCGGCAACGAAGGCAAAGAACAAATATAACGCAAAGGCGTATGATCAGTTCCTTGTGACAGTTCCTGCAGGAGAAAAAGCGGAGATTGATAAAGCAGCGAAGGAACAGGGATACAAAAGCCGTAATGAATTTGTGGTTGCAGCGATCAAAGAAAAAATGAATTAAAGCTATGATTAAAAAATACCAACCATCATTTCATTGCTAAATACTGATGGTTGGTATAGCTTATCTGTGTGATAATATTTTTGTACTTCTGCCTGTTTCAAAGATACCATTCTGCATATCATTTTTATAATACGTTTTCTTTTTGATTCTCATAGCATTTGAAAATGAATGGTATGCTTGAAAAGTAAACATAAAAAATGTTGAATCATTTAATGGATATTCGTCTTTTTTTACTTTATAAGTTATTCTTACAGCATAATCTGTATTTTTGGATGTATACTTATTCATGTGTTTTATCGGTGCTTTTAATGGTTCGATAGTTTTAATATCTTTTAAGCCATCCTCGCCTTCAACGCAATAAATCAGAGAGTAACTTAAATTGGTAAGAAATGATCGTGTTGTGTTAGCAACTTTGACCATAAGATAGTCGTATTCATCATCTGATTTTGACCAACAAATTTTGTCTGAAATTATAAATCGTGGTTTTATCAAAATCATCCAAAGATAAAACACAATTGATGCAATAACACTACTGATTATCCCCAATACAATTGTCTGTTGTATGCTCATTACCAGTTATATCTCCTCCAGTACTTTTTTGATATAAAATTTAATGTTGAATATCTTTGTGCTGAATGTCCTTGTTTAAGATTTTTTTTGCCATGATATTGTCCTCCTTTATGAAATAGTATTTCCTCTTGTTAACTTCATTATATCATTGATTTTCTTAAATGCAACCATTAAAATGTTACAGAAATATTGAATTTCATTACAAATGTTTTAAGTCTCGCGGCACTGTCGTACATAGACAATCACGTCAATAAAAAGAAATAAGTATCCCTTTACCGCTTCAAGTTTAATGTAATAATTTCCAGGACTGGAAATTATTTTGCAATGACCGGCGAAAATTCTCCGTGTATTCTGTTTGTAACAGATAAACGGGAGGAGCATGGAAGTGGAGATTTTAACCTGGCAGGCGAGAACGAAGAAAGGGATTACACTTGTACAGTTAGCAAAACTAACTGGCATCAGCAAAAGCACATTGAATAACATTGAAAATTCCAAAACCTCACCGACGTTGATGGAGCTGGAGGTTATAGCCAAAGCTTTAGGGGTGAGAATCACAGATCTATTTGACAGTGATTATAAGTAGAAAATAAAACCCTATCCCTTTATAAGTCGGGATAGGGGAGAAAGTTAAGTGTTATCCTGTGTGTTCAGATCGAGCAGATCTTCCATATTACATTTCAGTGCCTTAGACAGCTTGTAAACTGTTGTTGCTTGGGCTTTGTTTATATCCTTTTGCCCCTGCTCATACTTCTGGATCATCCTCAAGGATATCCCAGATCTTTCGGCTAAGTCTCTTTGACTCAAACCCATCTTTTGCCTTATTTTTCTTAACATTCTACCTCCATTCGTTTCCAGTAGCTTTCGACCTCTTCAAAAGCTGTATCGTCTCCGGTACCGAGAACGTTGTAAATGAAGACGAAGTCAATCGCATCTATTTGATTATCGTCCTCGTCATAGAGAAAATAATACGTATCACTTATACGGTCTGCCTCGCCATTGTAAGCGGCATCACCTTGGTCTTGCTGCACATATCCCGCAGCTCTGACAAGATCATCTGCCTCCTCATAAGGTAAGTTATTCAACTCTTCAATATTTATCATCATATTCTCCTTTCTCCGCTTAACCCTGCGGTGGGCAGTTGCTTTGTTTAATATAACTATACACCCGTGGGGGTACTTTGTCAAGAAAAATATACATTTATTTATAAAAATGAGCAACCATTTTTAAATTCTATAGGTTGCTCAGAATAAAGTTATTAGATATACTTTGCCGGTTTTATGCATCTTTCAAAAATTAAGGTCGTGATTTCTGTGGTTTGACTGGAAGCAGCTCCGACATTCTGAATATTACCGAATCCACCGACGGAAGCTCCGAGTGTGCTTGTATTGACAAGATTCGTAGACATGTGACTAAGACGCCAGCCAGCCGAAGAATGTTCATATATGGTTTTTTGTAGCCGATCTGCTGAGACATATCCGAGTTTAGAATCTTTAAGTTGCACAACATCATATTCATAATACGGATTTTGCATGATAACCTTCAGCTTGTTTTGCTGTATTGTTGCAATATCTTCCTTTAATTTGAGTCGGATCTGTTCGTCCTGAAATTGCTCTTGTGCTTTATACATTTGAAAATTTTGTTCCCGATCAACTCTGTTCGCATCAATCTGACGAAGGTATTCCTGATCTTCGTCATTCGGAACACGTCCAAGACGGAAATTGTAGTGACAGTTAAAACAATTTTCGGCGGAATCGCCGAGTAATTCGTGACAATGTGGACATTCTTTCATGACTTTTCCTCCCAGTAATATAATAATTTCGTATAACTATTATAAATAATGCATGTATGCATAGCAAGAGATAATAAAAAAATTTAATTAAAAAATTTCATCGAAGTACTTGCGCTATAGGATCTCTAGTGAGACAATGTAATTGTAAAGATTATTTTTGTCACTCGCCACGGGCTGGAGAGGACTTTTTCTTGGATTTTGACGCTAATATAAATGGCAGCAGAATTTTTCTGCTGCTTTTTTTGTTGGAAGCTCGAAAACCATATTTCCAAAATTATGGAAATATCTGGAAAATATAGCACAGAAGGAGGAAAGGAGTATATAATGAAATCAACTAAACGAAGGGGGGATACTATGGAAAAATACTATAAGCAAAAAATATTTGAAATGATAGGTAATATGAAGGATGTTCGGTATTTGCGCTACATATATACGCTTGTAACGACTTTAATGACAGAAGATTAAGAATGAAAACCAGAGATTTCCTATAATTTGGAAAAAACGAAGGTCCCGGATGCTATAAGTACCAGGGACCTTTTGATTTGGAAATGTGATTGTGGCATGCTTATTTTTCAGATACTTTCGAAGTATCTAAAGTGGATTCGGACTCACAATCAGATATTGGATCTAATAATTCTTTTGCCTTACGCTCTAAAAACGCCCATTCATCTTTTGTTAAGCCGGCAAGCATGGAGATGAATCTGTTTTTAAATGATGTACTTTCTTCATTTAGAAGATTTTTGGTCAGTCGAGCAAGATCACGCTCACGGCTGACCGGAAGAAACATTTTTCCCTTGCCGGTACGAAGCCAATTTTCGTCAACGTCAAACTCTCGACAGATAGATTTAATCATTTGTTCTGTTAATTTTCTGTTGCCGTTTTCTATATTGGAAATTGCAACTTTTGTTACCCCTAGTCTGTTTCCGAATTTTTCCATTGTGAGATCTAATGTTTTTCTAAGTTCTTTAACACGTTCTTGTGATTCCATGATATGTACCTCCTGTTATTCACTAGAATAGCACTCGTAAAAAAAAAAATCAACAAAAAGTTATCAGAGATAACAAAAATGTGTTGACAAAGTAATCGTAGATTACTATAATGTTATCAGAGATAACAAATAAAAAAGAAAGGAGATGACAATATGAAAAACGATAATACACAGATATCCGACAGAGAAAAGGATATCTTGAAAAACTTCTCGGTAATCATCCCAAAACTTTCCGATGCAGATAAGTTTTATCTCCTTGGATTAGGTGAAGGGTTGGCGATGAAGAAAGAGAAAACGGCGTAGGAGGAGCAGGATGTTTACGTTAGTTACATTTGCAATGATCATCATTATACTGGCGATCGCATGGGACGAGCCGGGAAGGAGAGAATGATGGACAAGGACAGAGAACAGACAACGCTCCGTCTGCCGGCAGAGTTAAAAGAGAAGCTGCAGGTGGAGGCGGAGCGGATGGGAATCAGCTTGAATAGTTATATTTTGCTGCTTATTGATAAAGGTCGTCAGAGTCTACAGGAATGATCCCGTGATCGTTCTCGTATTGCTCTATGTACTGCATTATCGCATATTCTATTTCCATATTTAAAGAACGATGCTCAATGTCAGAAAGTCGCTTTATCTTTATAAAAAGTTCTTCTGGCAAACGCAACATAGTTGGTCTTTTATTTGTAGCCATGGTGTTACCTCCTTGAAATCGTAGTGATATCATTGTATGACATTTTAAAGAAATAAAATAGTTTCATATTGACATCACTGTGAAACGGTGATAAAGTGAAGTTGCAAAGTGATATCACCATGAAAGGAGAAAAGACATGGAAATTATGACAATTCGTGCGACAGATGAAATGCGGGATAAGCTTATGAAGTTTTCTAAAAAGCAAGGAGTTACGCGAAATGCGTTAGTGATCTCTATACTACACGACTGGATACGTCAAAGAGAAAAGGAGGAGCAGGATGGAAAGATATGACTGTAAACATGAAAACGGTCAGGAATCAAAAGATAATTGGGAGAATTACAGCGATGCCTTAAAAAAGGCACAAGAATCAGCACTTCCAGATGAAGAGTTGAAAGAACAAAACTTCAACCGGGTTAATACAGATGGATTTCAAAAGGCGATTGTGCTCCTGAGTCGTTGGATAGAAATGACGATGGGAGAATTGTTCAAAAACAGAAACTTCCGCATAGAGATTATCTACAATGCGGAAGAGAGAAAAACAAATTTTGCAATTTACACACCTAAAGAATGCGATTCAGACGGCAACGGTCTGGAACGTTCAACAGGCTAATGTCTAAATTTTCATCTGTGAAGAAAACAGCCGATTGGAAATTTTCATTCCAAAAGAGACCGTTAAACGTAAAGTTTTCTAGGTGCTCCGATAATTTGTTCTTTTCATCTAGAGAAAGTTGTGAAAAATCAATTTCATACTGATGTAAGCCCATGGGTGATTCTCCTTTCTTATTGTACTCGACTGCGGCAACAGCCTGTACTTAAAGTATAGGAGACAGAGGCAGGAAAAGCAAGGAGAGGAACACAATGATAAGAGTATCCGATAAGGAATGGCAATCATTAGCCGAGGAAACAAAAAAGTTGTATGTCGACCAGAGGGTTAAGATCTATACCGACTTTTTTGTCGAACCGACAGGGACAAAAGAGGCGGAGGCTTGGGGCGCATTGTCGGAGATGGCAAGAACGCTAATCATGATCTTTAGACTGTCACCCGGAGAAATGGATGAGCTAAAGAAAGAAGCAGCCGGGAGAGTAAAGGCATACGGACAAGCCTCTTAATAATACAATGAATAGATGGAAAGGAGCGTGATATTTATGAGAACACCGGAAGAGGCAGGCAGCCGTTTTATCGGTACGTCGTATATTGGAACGTGTCGTGTTGACGAGTATGTCACCGATTACACGGAAGAGGAACGGGCAGAGAAAGCCCGCGAGATAAACATAGCGTTCCAGATGTTTGCGTTGAAGCGAGCAAGGGAAGCTCGGAATATTTAACCGGAAGATTTCCGGCAGACAGGACAGGGGACATGCTTACATAAAAAGTGTTTGACATTTGCCATGGTGAAAAACCTTAGTAACTATATTAACGATGAATCTACTCCCTATAATTTACAGTTGTTTTTTGCATGTCCCTTGTCCTGCCTGCCGGTGGGATACATACCCAAAGTGGGTAGATTAACTGTGAGAGGAGATTACATTATGAATAATTATCGATGCTTTATTGGGTACAGGAGATGCAACGTGTGCGGCAACACAACGGTGAATATGAACAAAAAGACGTGTGACTGCGGTCATTTTATGTATCCGATTGCACAGGGGTATCTGCCTAAGGTGAAACCGGAGAAAAAGGTGAATCCTTAGGCAGTTCCTCGTTGAGGAGGAACATTATGTTGTTGACGGATGTTTTGAATAAAGTGAAAGGACCAGAGCGGATTCGGATTAGAAACCGGGAGGATCGTGAACTGATTTATGAGGGATTTCGTGGAACTATCGAGCATTATATCCCGGCAGATGATTGGAGCCGATGGGCGGTCGTGAATATTCACTCATCGTCAGCTGTGAGAAAAAGACAGCGGGTGATCAAAAGGATTCCCGTGGAAGAAGATAGGACAATAGCAGAATCCTGTAAGACGGGAGAGTTTCAATTCTCGGACTTGGAAGTGATGGTTTTTATCACGTTTGATGTGATCCGTCTGGAAGCATCTGCTGGAAAGAGGGACGACTATGAGGGTAATAAGTTTGATTAATTTAAAAGGCGGGGTATATAAGACGACCACGACGTTGAGTCTTGCATATATCCTTGCCGTAAGATACGGAAAGAGAGTGCTGCTTATCGACAATGATAAGCAGGGAAATCTCTCGAAAACGCTGGGTATTTACGATCCAGAGGATGAATATACCATGGCAGAGGTTATGGATATGAGATTTTCTGGCGGTCTGATCCATCAGACAGGAAATGAGCGGATCAGTGCAATCCCAGCGAATATGAATCTGCTGACAGCTAATACAAGGGCTGTGCTGGACTATTCCAGAAAACAACAGGACAGGCTGCAGAAAGCACTGGACCATCTCAAAGCAGATCAGGTGTTTGATTTTGTCATCATAGATAACGCACCGGATATTAACATCAGTATTATCAATGCACTGGCGGTATCGGATGATGTTGTGATCCCGATGCACATGGATGAGTATAGTCTGGATGGTATGCAGATCCTGATGGACCAGATCAGGACGATCCGTGAAAATTTTAACGAGCACATGAATATTGTCAAATGTCTGGTGACAGATTTCACCAACGATGATGTCCACCGGCAAGCGATGGAGCATGTCGCTTCTGCCGGGTATGATCTGTTTCGGCAGACAATCCGTCACACGGCAGCGAAGCCGGCAGAATCTACATGGGCAAAGATGCCGCTTCCAATGTATTCGCCACGCTGCGGTGCGTCCATCGACTACCGCCGGTGGGTGGAGGAGTATCTGGGAGGTGATCTGTGATGTCGTTTCAACTATCGGATATCTTAGGCGAACAGAGTCTGAAGCCTGTGAAAAAAGAGGACAAGCTTCAGATGATTCCAGCGGGGGATCTTCTTCCGTCTTCTGATAATTTCTACAGTAAAGAGGACGACCGGATCAAAAAGATGGCTGCATCCATTTTGATGCTGTCTACACCGGATCGAATAGGCATTCAACAGAATCTTGTTGTGAAGCCGATTGACGGGTCTGATACATATATGATTCTTGCCGGGGAGACGCGCTGGCGAGCGGTCAACTATCTGCTAGAAGCGGGAGAACTTGAAACAGACCTGATTCCGTGTGAGGTAGAGCAGGAAGGGGATCCAATCCGGGACGAATTGATCCTGATCATGACGAATAGCACCCAGCGTGAGCGCTCGGATGCGGAGAAGATGCATGAGGTAGCTCGGCTGAGAGTGCTGCTGGAGGAATATAAGAAGACGCATAAGCTTGGCGGCACGATCCAGCAGGCAATCGGTGACATGCTGGGAATCAGCAAGACTAAGGTAGGCACATTGGAGAATATAGACAGGAATTTGTCGCAGGAGCTGCGTGAGGATTACGAAGCGGGAAAGATTAACACTTCTGTAGCAAATAAGCTTGCCGGTATGGACAAGCCTTTGCAGGAGAAAGGCAAGGAGCTGCTGGATGAGCAGGGAAGCATTACCGGAGCTGACATCAATAAGCTGGCGCAGAGATTTGAAAATATGAACGTTACTATAGAAGATCCAGAGGAAGATATCGTATTTTCGGAGGGAGATATTCCGCTTAGTGAATTGTTTGATAATGAGCCGGATGAAATGCTTGAAATGAAAGTGGACATGCCTGACGCAGACGAGGGAACCGGCGAAGGAGTATCCATACCGGAGGATTTTGCGAATATGCCGGATCCGGAGATGATTCAGCCGGTGGAGAGTATGATTCCCGCATTAAACAAACAGGAGAGCATTGCATTGATTGATAACAACTTAGAGAAATATCAATCATATGTAAATGTTGCGACTGATGTCATAAAAAAAGGACAGAAGACAAGCGTGTCGGCACTTCATAATCATTTAATCCTGCTGAAAGCACTGAAATTATATCGACGGTTTATTGAAACAGAATCATTGTAAAAGGCTGTACCGCTTAAAAGAGGCGTATCACATAGATTTACAGCAGAAAGGAGGATATGGCGATGGGGGCATCATTTAATTTATCTACGGTTGCAGGAGGAGCATTGCAACGCAAAGTGGATCAGGCGTTTACTCAGATCATTGAGAATATGTGTGATCCCAATACTGTGCCAGACAAAAAACGCGAGATCAACATCAAGGTGCAATTTGTACAGGACAGCCATGGAGGGCAGTGCAATTGTCAGGTCAGCGTGTCCACGAAGCTTGCACAGGCACTTCCGGTCAAGACAATGTTCCTGACGGAAAAGAATCTTGATACTGGTGAGCTGTACGCGAATGAATATGGCACACAGATACCGGGACAGCAGAGCTTTGAAGATGTTGGAATAACGACAGAGGATGGAAGGTCTGTTGATCCTGATACCGGAGAGATTCATGAGAATCATCCGGTTGTTGACTTCCGTAACAGAAGAAATGCATAGGAGGAATGAGAAATGTTGAAAGAAGCAATGAAGTATCTTCGTGATACTGCAGCACCGAATATCCTGACATTGGACGATAAGCAGTTTTCAGATAAAGAAATAAAAAGGATATGCACGAAGGATTATCCGGATGAGATCCATATGACAACATTGACCGGATTAAAGGACTATCTTTTGTCAGATAGCCTCAAGAATGAGCGGGTACAGGATCTGATTATACAGATTCACAGCCCGAAACATGTGTCATTGTATTCAAAGTTGGATGAGGAGCAGAAACGGCTGCATTATGTAGATGTGAGAGCGAATCTTCCGGAACACAATTTCGGCGGTCTGATGGATCAGGAAAATTTTATGATCGCATTGAAAACCAAGTTTGTGCAGAGCGATGATCCGAGCGATGATGTTAATCTTCTTGTTCGCTTTGCCGGTACGGCAGAGGGAAACACACTGCGTCAATACAAAGACGATGGATTCTCCCAGGCTGTTACAGTGGCGGATGGAATTGCATCCAAAACAGACGCAGAAGTGCCGAATCCGGTGTCATTACGACCGTATCGGACATTCCACGAAATTGAGCAGCCGGAGAGCCTGTTCATCTTCAGAATGAAGGAGAGAAACGGAATGCTTTGTGCTATTTATGAAGCAGACGGTGGAGCGTGGAGAAACACGGCAATCCAGAGCATCAAACAGTATCTGGATGATTTTGTGACAAAAGAGTTACCGGAGGATATGCAGCAGCATATCACGGTAATCGCCTAAATATTGACAGCTTGCCATGCCCTAAGACAGAGGGCGATAACTTCCTAACATTTCCAGCCGGTCAGCCACCGGCTGGAAGCTTTAAAAAGAAAGGACGAAGAGGATGGAAAAAATTAAAATGGATTGCATTCACTTAGATGGAATGCGGACGGATAAGAGATGCAGAGCTTTAAAAAAGCTCTATTGCACAGAAAATAAAAAGTGTTCTTTTTATAAGAGCAGGAGTTGCTATAACATGGATGGCACGAAGAAACAGGGACGATAATTTGGAGGAAGAAAAGTGAGTAGAAAATTATCCGACTGCATGTGGCCGGACTGCTTCCACTGTGACAAGCCAGATTGTGAGTATACCGGCACAGTCGCGGAGGATAACAAATACCTTAATCGGCTGATACTTTGGAGCAAGTATCAGCACGCATGCGAAGCGAGTGTTACGTCAAGACTGGCGTACGAGAAACGTCACCCGGAGGTGGTAGCGAATGAGGTGGTGTATTAAAGGAGAAATATATGATAAATGGAGAATTGATCGTGGACAACTTCGCCGGCGGAGGCGGTGCCAGCACCGGCATAGAACTGGCAACCGGGAAGAGCGTTGATATCGCCATCAATCATGATCCCGAAGCTATTCGGATGCATAAAGCGAATCATCCTCGCACGAAGCATTATTGTGAGGATGTATGGCAAGTGGATCCGGTAAAGGCATGTAAAGGGCATCCGGTAGGCCTTGCCTGGTTCTCACCTGATTGTAAGCACTTTTCGAAAGCGAAGGGTGGGAAGCCAAAGGATAAATTTATCCGTGGTCTTGCATGGGTAGCCTGCAGATGGGCGGGGTTGGTACGGCCGAGGGTAATCATGTTGGAAAACGTGGAAGAGTTCAAGACATGGGGACCATTAAACCGGGGACATCATCCAATTAAAGCGAAGCAGGGAAAGACTTTTGAAAAGTTTGTGCAGCAATTACAGGATTTAGGTTATGAGGTGCAATTCCGTGAACTGGTGGCAGCAGATTACGGCGCACCAACAATGCGCAAACGATTTTTTATGATTGCCCGGTGCGACGGACATCCGATTATATGGCCGGAGCCGACACATGCACCGAGGGACAGTGAAGAGGTAAAAGCTGGTTTGTTAAAGCCATATGTCGGGGCATATACGCAGATTGATTTCAGCCGTCCGTGCCCGTCTATATTTGATACATCACAGGAGATCAAGGAGAAATATGGTATCCGTGCTGTGCGACCGCTGGCATCGAAAACGATGGAGCGGATTGCAAGGGGATTAAAAAAGTTTGTTCTGGACAACCCAGAGCCGTTCATCATCCAATGCAATCACGGTGGAAAGCGTAGGTCGAACGATATTCGGGAGCCGATGCCAACCATTACAGGGAAGCATGGGTATGGGATTGTGGAGCCGAAGTTGACGCCGTATCTCTCTGTTAATCGTGAGAACCACTTTGGAAGTGATATGCGTGATCCGGTACATACGATAACGGCAAACAATCAGCATATGCTTATGACTCCTACATTGATTCAGTATCATTCGGAGACTGCAAAGGGAGAAGTGAGAGGACAGACTATAGAAGATCCGATCATGACGGTAGACGGATCAAATAGATATGGACTGGTAACATCATTTTTACATAAATATTATGATGGTGGATATAAAGGAGCTGGTGACAGTGTTGAAAATCCGCTGCCAACGGTCACGGCGTGGGATCATAACAGTGTCGTAACGGCAAATCTGATACAGATGAATAAAAACTGTTATGGAAGAGACATTGCTGATCCGCTTCCTACGATCACTGCAGGAGATGGGCATTTCGGAGAGGTGCGGGCATTCCTGATTAAATATTACGGGGATGCCACCGGGCAGGACATAAAAAATCCATTAGATACAATAACGTCCAGAGATCGGTTTGGTCTGGTGACTATTGACGGTACTGACTATCAGATTGTGGATATTGGACTTCGGATGCTGGAGCCACGAGAACTGTATGGCTGTCAGGGATTTCCAGAGGATTATATTATCGACCACGACTTTGAGGGACATACATACCCTCGAAGTGAGCAGGTGCGCCGGTGTGGCAATTCAGTTTGCCCGCCATTACCGGCCGCAATGGTACGCTCTAATCTTCCGGAGTTGTGTGTGGCAGAAAGAATGCCAAACATCACAAGGGACAGGATAGGATTAGAGAAAAATGGACAGTTAGCATTTGCGTAAGGAGGAATAATTGTATGAGAGAACGCCCAATTTTATTCAATACGGAAATGGTGAAAGCCATTTTGGACGGAAGAAAGATATGCACAAGGCGAATTGTAAAGCCACAGCCTAAGACAAGGTTATGTTATACATTTGCTGGCGGTGGCTGCAGAACATGGGGGTATCCCAGTCCATTCGCTCATGAAATATGGGGGGAAGGATATAAACTTCCCGATGATATTACAAAAGAAGATTTGGCCAAACGATGGAAACCACCATATCACACCGATGATATTCTGTATGTCCGAGAAACATGGAGCGAAATAAGAAATGCGGATGGAAGTCATAAGAAGTATGTTTATAAAGCATCAGATCAGTACCCATTCGGGGAAAGCGGATACATAATTAAATTCAAGTGGAAACCATCCATTCACATGCCGAAAGAAGCCGCCAGAATCTGGCTAAAGGTAACGAATGTGAGAGTGGAGCGGTTGCAGGAGATTACGGAAGCCGAAGCAATACTTGAAGGAGCGATAGATAATAGAGCATTCATCCATTCTCCAGATAATGAGTATGATCATATACATACCGCAAGAGAACATTTTATTGATATATGGAACTCCACAATTGGGAAATCTGATTTTGATACATATGGTTGGGATGCGAATCCGTATGTGTGGGCGATCGAATTTGAACGGTGTGAAAATTCAGGAAAGGAGCAGTAATGGAGAGATTGATGAAAAGAATTAAGTTGCTTGAGGATTCAAAGAAGCAAGGTGACAGGTGGATTCCAATCGACGAGAAGCGCCCGGAGAATAATACATATATTTTAGTATCCTTGGAGAATTTTGACGTGCCGGATATCGCACGATATGAGGAGGATGAAAAAGGTGGAACATTTTATCCTGGGGATAATGCAAGAAGCTATCAATCGTTTGGATTGATAGTAAATGCATGGAGATCGTTGCCTGAACCATACAGAGCTGTGAGTAAAATGGAGGATTTTGAAGCGAGAAGATAGGAACATATGGAGGTAGCAAAATGGAGTTAAGCGAAAATATTAAAAGTGAAATTGTGGCAGCAGTTTCCTCAAGAGATTTCAAGCAGGTATTGACAAAATCGGTTGTTGATATTTTAAACGAGCAGAATGAGCAGCTTTCAAAGGTATCATTCATTGAGAGACAGAAGCTTGTTCAGTCAAACACTTATAAGAGCACAGAGCGATTGCTGTATAATTTTAATGCACTGAAAGAGCATCTGGAAAATGAAACCGAATATCTTGACATGGCGTATCATAAGACTGCTGGCTCGATTGTGAAGTTTCAGAAAAACAAGGTCGATAAGCCGACCGATGATCAGCTCCTGCAGGATCGTATTGACTCCTATCGCAGATCTCTACATGACTTCGAGCGTGTTAAGAAAGCCATTGATGCGGTGTCCGATGAGAAAGGCTTTGAAATTATCCGCCTGAAATATCTTACGCCCGGAAATGAAGCAGAAACATTTGAGGGCATTGCGGAGCAGCTTGCCGGAACACATGGGTTTTCGGAAAAACTGAATGAGAAAACGGTGCGCAGATATAGAAGTCTGCTGATCAATAAGATTGCAACGCTGATCTTCGGATCAGACGCTATATAGGAGGTGGCATCATGGAAAACAAAGAGACAAAGGTTAAGAAAGAAAATTTCATCTGCATTCAGGGCTGGATGATCTCGGATCTGCAACTCAAAGGGAATGATCTGCTGGTCTATGCGATCATTTACGGATATTCGCAGGATGGCAGCAGCTATTTTTCCGGCGGTCTGCAATACCTCGCAGATTGGGTGAATGGCACAAAGCGCGGCGTCCAGAAGAATCTGGATAATTTGATATCAAAGGGTCTTATTGAGCGGCAGCAGTGTGAAAATGAAAAAGGAACACAGTGCGTTCGTTTCGCTGCTGTGCATGATGCTCTTCCATGGAATGATAAAAAACGAGAAGTCGAAGTAAGAGAAATGGAAGAGAAGACGGAAAAGAATAAAGAAGGTATAGAACAGAATTCTATAGGGGGTAGAACAGAGTTCCATGGGGGTATAGAACAAAGTTCCATGGGTATAGAACAGAGTTCCACGAGTGGTAGAACTGAGTTCCACGGGGGGGTAGAACTGAGTTCCACCAATAATATATATAATAATAAATATAATATAAATAATAAAAAAAACTCTAAAGAGTCAACGCGTGCGAAGCAGATCAGAGACGTAGAAAAGAAATGGAATGATTTAGCAGACAAGATCGGACTTCGGAAAATCACCAAGCTGGATCCGTCATCAAAAAGATATGGAGCAGTCAATGCACGAATTACACAGTTTGGATTTGATGCAGTCTGCACTGCTATCGACAGCATTAAGAACAGCACCTTTTTGCAGGGCGGAAACGAACGTGGGTGGAGGATTGATTTCGATTGGTTGTTTAAACCGAATAATTTCCCGAAAGTTTTGGAGCAGAAGTACATGGATGATAAGGGGGCGGTAAATCATGACAAGCATAGCGGAAGCATTGGAACAATCAATCGAGCAGATCAGCCGGCGCAGGGAAGAAAGTATGATCCGGCAGACTTCTTCGGAGACGCATGGAGAGCATGATGTGTGTCCGATCTGTAAGGGTTCCGGATGGAAGACGACTGTTGACAAAGAAGGCTATGAAATATACAAGAAATGTGAATGCGGCTTGCTTCGGGATAAAATTTGTGAATCGAGAAGTGAAAGCTCCGGAATCCCGGAAAAATACAAGGTTGCAAGACTTAGCCGATTCAGCCTTGATGTGTATCAGCAGGAAGGGAGTAAGGAACTGATTGACTTTACATACGCCTGCATTCAATGTTGGTTGCGCGACTTCGAGGAGATGGAGCAGAAAGGAATGGGGCTGTATCTTTTCTCAGGCACACCGGGATCCGGTAAGACGTTTATGGCTGCCTGTCTCGCAAATGAATTGATTCGCGAGAATGGAAAAAGAGTGCGCTTCGCAACGTCTATGGATATCATCGAGGAAATCAAAAGATCATGGGATTTCTCAAGCGGACATTCTGAAAGTCAAGTGTTACAGGAACTGACAGACACAGATGTGTTGATCATTGACGATTTCGGTGTGGAGCAACCCAAAAACTGGATTGCAGAACGTTTCTACCAGATCATTAACGCTAGGTATACGTTGAAAAAGATAACGATCATAACAAGTAACCTGTCCGTGGAAGATTTGAAATATGATTCCAGGATTAAGAACAGAGTGCAGGAAAGGACATATCAACTTCCGTTCCCGGAGGAATCCATCCGGGGACAGATTGCACGAGAGAACATGTCTGATATGATGAATCGTGTAAAAGCACTGCGAGAACAGCAGAAACATCGGAATGAGCAATTGACGCTGAAACTGTGATACCCAAAATGGGTAGGAGAAAAACGCCCGTTTCGCTACCTTTACAGGTCTGTTTAACTATGTTATTATTTTTACACTGCAATTAAAATATAAAGCCGCAGGTTGGATAGTAACACATCGGACCTGCGGCTTATTTTATTTGCGGCTTTTTCTCACAGTTTCCCCTGGGGGCGTCCCTCCTGGGGGTATAAAGGAGGAAAGGAATAAATGAACACTGTTGAACCAATTCGTGACATTGGTACGGTCAATGATATAGCGGACTATCTTCGGGAAAAGAGTGAACGTAATTACATCATGTTCATGATCGGAATATATTCGGGGCTGCGCATATCAGATATATTAAAGCTTCGAGTAAGAGATGTCAGGAACCGTGACCGCATCATGATCCGTGAAAAGAAAACCGGGAAAGAAAGGAGATTCCCGGTCAACAAAGCGTTGAAGAAAGATCTGGATAAGTATGTTGAGGAGATGCATGACTATGAGTATCTGATCAAATCACGGAAGGATCGCAACAAGCCGATCACAAGGCAGCAGGCGTGGACAATCCTGCAGACTGCTGGTGAGAAGTTTGGCGTACAGAAGATTGGAACTCATACGATGCGTAAAACATTTGGGTATCATATGTATCAGCAGACACATGACATCGTTGCGATACAAAAGATCTTGAATCATGCTACTCAGGAGTACACCCTTCGATACATCGGTGTGACACAGGATACGCTTGATACAGCGATCAACAATCTGAGTTTTGGGCGATAGTGCATCTATGTGAATGAAAAGATGGATATTACAGAGCGTTATGCGCTTCAATCTGACATATTGCGCCGTTGTAAGATTCGAGAGAGATTTTTCGGATGCACTAATTAGAAGAAACGCATATCATGCGAATCTAACACAATACTACGATATGTCAAATTCAAATGAGTGTTTCAGCAGGATTCTAATGATCGTGTTGGAGCGCCGGAGCATTTTGAAAAATTCAGAAAAGCCCGCACCGGCGGGGGTAGGTTCTGTGGGAGTTTTAGGGCGGGTTGAGGGTCGATGAGGCCCAAAAGAGAGCCAGTTTTTTATTTTTTTAAAACGAAATTGCCATTTCCAAATGGTGGAAGGGGAGGTGATCTGATGGCAGAAACAAAGAATGCAGATGACATGTCTGCTGTTACGGTATCCGCTCAGCGCATGGGAGAGATTCTTGGAGTTGGTGATCGGATGGTTCGATACCTTGCGGAAGAGGGAGTTCTGAAAAGAAACTCTCACGGAAAGTATCTGCTGGTAGCTTCTGTGAAAAATTACATTTTGACATTAAAGATCAGCAAGCCGACTTCTGCAGAAACGGAGAAGAATGAGGGTCCATTGTCGTGGGAAGATGAGAAAGCAAAGCACGAGAAGCTCAAGAGGCAGATCACTGATCTGAAACTGCAGGTGCTAAAAGGACATTTGCATAAAAGTGAAGATGTGGAACGAGTCGTCACGGACATGCTTACTAAGTTTAAGTCAAAGATGGAGGCAATGCCGGCGAAACTGGCAAGGAAACTGGAAGGGAAATCTAAAACACAGATTTTGGAGATCCTGCAGGACGAGATTCGTTCTGCTTTGGAAGAATTATCGGAATATAATCCGTCCGACTATTACTCCGATGACTACATCGAGATAGAGGACGATTATATATATAAACTGGGAGATGAGAAAGATGAAGAAGAGCCGTAATGTTGACTATCACACATTAAATCTTATCTGTCGGTTGACCAACTCTCTGAAACCGAGAGAAAAACTGACCGTCAGCGAATGGGCTGACAAGAATATGATCCTGCCGGCCGGCTCTAATGAAGCCGGTCATTTTAATGTCAAAAATATGCCGTGGCAGGAGGAGATGCTGGATGCTATATCAGATCCGGAGGTGACGGATGTCACCTGCATGACATCGGCGCAGATTGGAAAGACCACAATCATCTTAAGTGGAATCGGTTATTATATCGACCATGAACCGGCAACGCAGTTGATGGTTCTGCCGACGCTGTCACTCGGAGAGAAGTTTTCCAAAACACGATTGGCAACGATGATCCGAGATGTGTCGTGCTTGTCTGATAAGGTGGCAACTCCAAAAAGCAAGGACTCCGACAACACAATCCTTTTTAAGAGTTATCCCGGAGGACATATTGTTGTAGCTGGGGCAAACTCCGCAGCATCGTTGTCGTCAATGCCACTGCGCGTTATCTGGATGGATGAGGTGGATAGGTTCCCTGATTCTGCAGGAGGCGAAGGAAATCCGGTGCTTTTGGCAGAGAAGAGAGCAACATCGTTCTGGAACAAAAAGCATATTAAGACATCTACACCGACGATCAAGGGGCATTCCCGGATTGAGGCGGAGTTCAATGACGGCACGATGGAGGAATGGTGTACAAAATGTCCGTCATGCGGAACTTACCAGCCGTACGATTTTCGCCGTGTCGATTTCAAATCGCTGACGATGGTATGTAAATCCTGCGGGGAGATGATTCCGGAGCAGGAATGGAAGGAATCCGAGCACGCATGGATTGCACAGCATCCGGAAAGAACCAGACATAGAAGCTTTCATATGAATGAGCTTGCCTGCTTAAATGTTGAGTGGGCGGAAATCATTTCAACATTTTTGAAAGCAAAAAAGAAGTTGGATACCCTGCATGAAACAGAGGACCTTCAGGTGTTTATCAATACAGTGCTGGGAGAATGTTGGGAGGAATCATCTGTCGAGGTGGATAAGTTTGATGATGAAGAGCTGGCACGCAGGGCAGAGCATTACAAGGCAGATTTGCCGGAGGGCGTATTGATTTTAACGGCAGCAGTCGATGTGCAGGAGGATCGCTTTGAGGTAGAAGTGAGAGGATGGACCAGAAACTATGAGTCATGGGGAATCTATAAAACGGAGATCTACGGAGATCTGATTAAGGATGAGCCGTGGAATGAACTTGAGGAATATCTTCGAACTACTTTTCGCTTTGAGGATGGCAGAGAGTTAAATATAGCTGGGTTCGGCATGGATACCGGTGGTCATTATACAAATCAGACCTACAAATGGCTAAAACTCCAGAAAAAGCGTGGAAAGAAGGCATATGCCTTAAAGGGATTCTCGCGTCCGGGAGAGGATGTGCAGCTTCTGCATAAGCGGAGCGTCGTTGATATCAAGGATGAGATTAAAGGAAAGATGGTTGTTGTTGATAAAACCGTTTTGTATATCATCGGTGTTGATAGTGGAAAGGACGACATAATGAGAAGACTTTCCATCGATGTTCCGGGTGAAGGATATTGCCACTTCCCGTCAAACGGTGGACGCGGATATGATAAAGCATATTATCAGGGGCTTCTTGCTGAGAAGAAAATTACAGTGAAGGTGAGAGGAAAGCTGGTAAGCAAATGGGTGAAGAAAGCCGGCGCGCGAAATGAGCCGCTCGATCTTTTTAATTATAATTACGCAGTGTGCGAACTGCTTCGTCCGATTTGGGGCGAGCTGGAGTCAAAGCTGGAGCGGGGAATAAATTATACAAAAGCGACAAAAACGGTAAGGAAAAAGAGACGTTCAAGAAAGGGGATGGATTTATAGCATGACAAAAGAACAGAAAAAAAGAAGGCTGGAGGAACTGAGAGAGCGCCTGCAGCTTTATTTGAATGCAGAAAAAAAGATCCTGCAGGGTCAAAGTTATACGATTGGATCAAGGCAGTTGACCAGAGCAGATCTGACGGCGGTTCAGAAAAAGATTGATGAGCTGCAGAGCAAGATTGATTCAGTGGAGGCAAGAGGCACGACAAAACGAAGAATGTATCGTGCTGTTCCGATTGATTAAGAATAACCGAACGAAGGAAGGTGATAAAAGTGTCTGTGATAGATAAGGTTTTGCTTTCGGTCAACCCGGAAGCGGCAGCAAGAAGAGCAGAGTCGAGACTTCGTTACGAAAAGCTGAATATGCAGAGTACGGCAGCTCGAGGTGTAAGTGAGACTATAGCAGGCTTTTCAACTGACTCCGGAAGTGTGAAAAATTACGGCTATTCTCACGGTGGAGCATCAAGGCGACGATCGTGGTCGGCAAAATGGAATGCTTCTTCCGGTTCTGCGAAGAGGGATATTGAAGAAAATCGAAAGACCTTGCGTGAACGATCAAGAGATCTTGCGATGAATGCTCCTCTCGGGGCAGCTGCGATCAACAGCACTCGGACAAATTGTGTCGGAGGAGGTTTGATTCCGGCACCGAAAATTGATTATGATTTCCTCGGGATCACTAAAGAAGAGGCAAAAGAGCTTGAGAGGCAGATCAAACGGGAGTGGTCGTTGTGGGCCGACAGTACATTATGCGACAACAATGATCTAAATAACTTCTACGAACTGCAGCAGATCGCATTTAACGACTGGCTGCGAAACGGTGAAGAGTTTGTGTTGATCAAATATGCATCCAAGCCGGATCTGAACATGCCTTATCAGCTTCGCATTAAACTGATCGAAGCGGATCGCGTTCGCAGTCCGTCGGATTACAGTGGGGAATACTCTTCGATTGACCAGATCACAAAAGATGGAAACCGGATTGTAAACGGAGTGGAGATCGACAAGGAAGGGCGAGTTGTGGCTTATCACATTGCCTCTTTCTATCCGGGGGAATATCTTGAGACAAAAAAGGAGTGGACGAGAGTTCCTAAACGTGGAAAACGGACGGGAAACCCGAACATTCTGCATGTATTTAATGCGGAAAGGGCTGATCAGTACCGCGGCGTACCGTTCCTGGCGCCGGTGATTGAGTCGCTGAAGCAGCTGACGAGATACACAGACGCAGAGATCATGGCTGCAGTGATCAATGCAATGTTCACGGTGTTTATTACCACGGAGGATGCGGAAGGCGTTCAGGGATATGGCGGTGACGATGAAGAGATTGAAGAGGGGGACGACAGCAGGGAAGATGATATTGTACTTGGCTCCGGAACGATCAATGAGCTTCGTACGGGAGAAAAGGTACAGACAGTAGAATCAACGCATCCATCGGGAAATTTTGAGCAATTTGTCACAGCATTTTGCACACACGTTGGTGCGGCGCTGGAAATAGCTCCGGAAGTGATGCTGAAAAAATTCAGCAACAATTTCTCAGCGTCGAAAGGCGCACTGAACGAGAGTTGGAAATCTTTCAAAATGCGTCGTAAATGGTTTGTCGATGATTTCTGTAAGGCAATATATGAGCTTTGGTTTGCAGAAGCCGTCAGCAAAGGACGGATTATTGCACCGGGATTTTTCAATGATCCGTTGATTCGTTCTGCATATCTGAATGCGAAATGGAACGGACCGGCGCAGGGACAGTTGAATCCGGCACAGGAAGTTGCAGCATCGGTATTGAAGATCCAGCATGGATTTTCTACGCACGAAGACGAATGTGCGGCTATGAACGGCAGCAGCTATGAAGACAACGTGCGAACACTTACTACAGAAAATGAATTATTAGACCAGGCAAACAGGAAGACGGAGGAATGAAATGGCTAAGAAGATTGAATTAAAAGGTCCTATCATGGATAACGACACAGCATGGATCTACCACTGGATCGGATGGGATGCTACTTGTCCGAAAGATCTGGCAAGAGCATTAAGGGAGGCAAACGGGGAGGATATTATTCTCGAGGTAAATTCTCCGGGCGGATATTGTGACTACGCCTTTGAAATGTATACTGCACTGATGGAGTATACAGGAAATGTTGAGGCTCATATCATTTGTGCAGCATCTGCGATGACGATTATCTGCTGTGCAGCAGATAAGAGATTGATCTCGGACACCGGCATGTACATGATCCACAATACGCAGGCATCCGGCAGCGGTGATTACAGAGATATGATCCGGGTGGCAGAGTGCCTCAGCGAGTACAATGAGTCCGCTTTGAACGCATACGAGCGCTGCACAGGAAAAGACAGAGCAGAACTGAAGAAGATTATGGATCACACCACTTGGATGTCACCACAGTCGGCGATTGAACAGGGGTTTGTGGATGATCTGCTGTTTGGAGAGATCAACAGCGGGAATGGCGGTGATCCGGCTCCGGGAGCTGATCCGGATAACTCTGGACAGATGATGGCTATGATGTCAGTGAATGCGCCCGGGATCGGCATTCCCAAAGAGAAGCTGGCAGAAATGATGGCACTGATCAAAACAACGCAGTTAAAGCCGTCAGATCCCGTGATATTGCAGAATATGTCGCCGGAATCGGGAAATGCTGAGGGAAAATTGCAGACAATCAGCACTGTTGCTGATTCTGATAAAAATGAAACCGTAAACAGTACAGTCAATGAAGAAGGAGGAAAACACATGACATTAGAGGAGCTTTTAAAAGATAATCCCGATGCACAGGCAGAGTACAACAAGAATCTTGCCACCGCAAAAACAGAGGGGGCAACGGAAGAGAATGAGCGCTTGAGAGGCTTAGACGCTATAAGCGCCAGTGTTTCGACGGAAGCGTTGAAAAATGCAAAGTACGGCGAAAACAAAACGGACGCTAAAACACTTGCTTATCAGGCTCTTGTAGAGGATGCAAAGAATGCACAGGGATACATGGCGAAGGCTCAGAGTGATGCTGCAGATTCTCATGTGAATGAGGTCGGTGGAGCTGCCGGCGAAGAAGAGACAGAAACAGCAGATGCAATGGCAGGCTATGTAAACGCACAGAAAGGGGGAAAGTAAAGTGGCTAAGGTATTAAATGAAAAAGTAGGCAATGTGATGTATGACAAGCTTATCTATGACGGAACACATCCGATCGATGCAAAGAGCGTTACAGTTACTTTGACTGGTGGAACAGCAGGTGTATTTAAAAGAGGGCAGGTGCTTGATCTGGATGCTACAAAGAACGAGAACAAGGTGCATGCTGCAAGTGGCAGTGTAAATTGCATCGTAGCACAAGATACGGAATATACCGCAGAGGAGAAGAGTGTTGTCGTACCGGTTTATTTGAGCGGTTCGTTCCGGCAGGATGCGGTTGTTACCGATGTGGAACTGACGGCAGCTGATGTGGAGAAATTCCGTTCGCTTGGAATTTATCTCAAATAGTTGATACCCATTTTGGGTAGAAGGAGGATTGAAATGATTAAAGAAACATTTACACTTGTAGAAGCGGTAAAAAAGATGTATCCGGTAGTCACCTTTTTTAAGGACAGATATTTCCCGGATGGCAAGACTTTTTATTCGCAGAAGGTTTTGATCGAAAGCAAAAAGGGCGGAAGAAAAGTGGCACCTTTCGTGGTTCCTGTTGTGAATGGAATTGTGATGACAGCAGAAGGATACCGGACAGACATGGTGACTGCCCCGATGATCGCACCGAAAATGGCGATCACGGCACAGGATCTTGAGAATAAAGCATTTGGTGAATCTCCGGATAGCAACCGTTCTCCGGAGGATCGCGAAAGAGAGATTGAAGCAGAAGATATCAATGAGCTGAGAAGTGCTGTAAGCCGCAGACATGAGTTGATGTGTGCGGATATCATTGTAACAGGACAGACAGCGATGAATCATTATTCTACCGCAGAGGACGCAGCAAAAGGAGTCAATCCGAGTGTCGAGATGTTAAAATACTACGATGATGAGTTTGAAAACAAATATACCATTTCAGGCGATTTTACAAAGATGACGATCAAGGAGAAGCTTGGAGTCATTTACAACATCACATCTCTGTTGAGAAAAAGAGGTGTTCGTTGCACAGACTGGGTAATGACCGATGATGTCAGCCAGATGTTTATGCTTGATAACGATTTCCTTGAAATGTACAACAAGCGAGATGTGAATGTTGGATCCATCGATGCTAAGGAACTTCCGGAAGGCGTTGTGTTCAATGGTACGATCAATATTGGTGGCGTAAAACTGAACATGTTTAGCTACGACAACGAGTTTGAAGATATGGATGGAACGATTAAGCCGTTCCTGCCAAAGGGTACCATGGCATTTCTGGCACCGGGACTTGGAAAGACGGTCTATGGACAGGTTACATTCATGGAGGACGGAAGATTCGTGAGCTATGCGGAGAAGATGGTTCCACGTCTGATCACAAGTGATACGAACAATGTTGCAGAGGTGCTTGTTTATTCAAGACCTGTGCCATACCCGAATGACTGGGAAGGATGGATGGTTACGAATATTTATGAGAAAGCTGCATCCGATGATACGACAGATCAGAGCAAGGTATCAGGACAGAGCATTGTCAGTGATGCAGCGAATGATGCTGTCGTGGATCTGAAGACGGAGGAGGAGATCAACAAGCTGTCGAGCAAGGCGGCAGTGATCGCTTATGGCGAATCGATCGGCATGACCGGTTTATCTGACTCCAGCGCGCTGGCTGATCTCAAAACTGCGGTTATTAACTATCAGCAGGAACACTACGCTGATTAGTGACTGATCAGGAAAGGAGTGGAAATTTTGTATCTTGCAAAAATGAAACTTAAAATTAACGGAGTGATTTATGAAAAGGACAGCGAGGTGTCTGAAGCCATGCTGCGGGGTGTGGATGTGGAATATCTGAAAGACATGGGGGCTATTGCGGAACATGAGAAGAAGCCGGCAGGGCAGCCGAAGTCTAAGAAAGCTTCTCAGGGAAAGGCAAAAGAGGAAGTCAAGGAGAGTGCTCCGGAGAAAGGAGAGGGGGCTATGTGACCGAAGAGTTTAAAAATGCGCTTGATGAAGATATTGAAGGGGTATTCCTGAATGTTGATGAATTTGGCGAAGCACATGTGGTTGATGGCAGGGAAATAACGATCCTGTATGATGAAATGGAGCTGGAGCGTGTTAAAAGCAAGTTGAAAAGCAGTTATGATTTTGATGAGGATGTCCATCGTGCGGACATCCTCTTTTTTGCGAAGAAATCAGACATGCCGGCACGCATTCAGACAAATTCTGTGATGGAGATCGATGGCAGGAGATGGTTTGTGTATCAGGCGAAGATTGTCTCCGGCTTGTGGCGGATCCTGCTTGGAAGGAGTCAGTTATGAGTACAAACAGGCTTTTAGACATTGATATGACGTATGATTCGAAAGACATGCGGAATATTCAGAATCGCCTTGGTTCGCTTGGAGGGAAAGCGAATACCGTGATGAGTCGGGCGGCAAACCGGGCTGCAGCAAAGGCGAATACTGTCATGAAAAAGCAAGCCGCTGAAAATTATTTCGTCACACAGAAAAGAGTGTCATCGGTGGTTTTTGTCAGAAAAGCGAATACCGCAACACCCACTGCGGTAATAACTGCAAAAGACACACATGACAATCTGTACAAATTTAAGGTAACACCGACAAGAATTGCCCGCCCCAAAGGTGGAGGAAAGAAGCCCCCGAAAGTATATGCTTCGCAGGTGAAGCGAACTGGAGGAAAAAAGACATTATCCGGGCAGCCTAAGCCGTTTGTTGCACAGATGAAGAATGGTCATGTCGGCGTATTTCAACGCAAATCTAACGATCGTAAAGCTACACTTAAGGGCGTGTATGGTCCTGCGATTCCGCAGTTGTTGAAAAAGAAGGAAATAATGGACAAAGTGGAGGAAGAGGCAACACAGGTTTTGTTGAAAAGAATTGATCACGAGATAAACCGAGTTCTTAAGGGAGGCATGAGATGACGACAGATGTTAGTTTGCAGGATGCTCTGGCAGCGGAGTTAGAGAAGTTTTTGAAAAATGATGCGGAAAAAACACAGTGGGGGGAGCATTGGATGCTCCCGAATGTGTTTACGCAGACTCTTCCGCTGAAGAGGAATGTCGGTGTAATTGATGAGGATGAGGAAACGAGTGACCAGTGGCCGTATGTCTGTGTGGTGATTGGTCCGCAGTTTTTGAAGGATAAGAACTGGGTGGTGGAAATCCATTTTTCCATCGGCGTCAAAGACTGGGACAGTGATCAGCAGGGGCACCGCATGGTGTGTCATCTGATGACTGCGATTTATCGGCATTTTAAGGAAATCGGGTTAATTGACCATCGTTACACGATGCGTTCGGATGAGGCGTATAAGAATCTTAGCAGTGATGTGGAAACTCCTTATTATGCGGGCGATCTTGTAACGTACTGGGAGATTTCGGCACCGGAGAGAACAGATTTGGAGGAATTTATATGAGAAAGGAAAGCTATATGTATGTCGGTCCCACGATTCCGGGGATGGTTGTTAAAAACCGCACATATATCGGAATCCCGGGGAAGGCACAGGAAAAAATGAAAGAGGATCTGTATTTTGCAAATTTATTTGTAAAAATATCGGATCTGTTAAAAGCAAGGCAGAGCTTGCAGGATGCAAATTCTGTTCTTAGTGTGAGTTATCAGCAGGTTTTAAAAAGCATGTAAAAAGGAAAAGGAGGAATTGATAGTATGAGTGTTTACAAACACGGAATTGCAACAAGCAGACAGACGGCAGAGCCGGCAACTCCAACACAGAGTACGGAAAGTGCTGTGTTTGTTGTTGGAACAGCACCGGTGAATCTGGCAGCTTCGCCGGCAGTGAATGTGCCGGTTTTAGCGGAGAAAAAGAGTGATGCAGTCGCAGCACTTGGGTACAGTGAGGAGTTTGATAAGTACACACTTCTTCACAGCATCTATTCGCATTTTAACAAGTTCGGCGCAGCACCGGTGGTTTTTGTCAACGTTTTGGATCCGGGCAAGGCGGATCATTTGACAGCACTGGCTTCCAGTGATGTGGCGGTGACAGGCGGCAAAGCAATCCTTAAGGAAAAGGGAGTCCTTCTTGATAAGTTAAAGGTGTCAGGATCTTCCAGCGAATTAAAGGCTGGAGAGGATTATGTAGCGTCATTCGACGATGACGGATATGTTGTGATCGCTGCTACAGAAACTGGAGCAATGAAGGCGTTGGATAGTGTCAGCGTTACAGGATCTAAATTAAATCCGGACGGTGTGACGGCAGAGGATATTATCGGTGGCATCGACGAGGCGGGAACAAGAAGTGGTCTGGAGCTTGTGGATGAAGTATATCCGAGACTGGGCGTGGTTCCTACGATCCTGATTGCTCCGGGATTTTCTAAGAATCCATCGGTAGCCGCTGCGTTGGAGGCAAAGGCGCAGCTGATCTATTCAATTACGAATGCAATTGCCCTGATTGATTTATCGTCTGCTTCGGACGGTGCAACGAAGAAAGAGGATGTTGCAAAAGAGAAGGCAAAGACGACGGTTGCATCAAGATGGAACGTTCCGTTATGGCCGATGTTAAAGGTTGATGATTATAAAATCTGGAACTCGGCGCATGCTGCCGCTTTCATTCAGAATAACATCAGAAACAGCAATGGTGTTCCTTCTGACTCGCCGGACAATCATGATTATATGATCGACGGTCTTTGCCTGGAGGATGGAAGCTCTGTTTATATGACACAGGATGATGTCAATGATTATCTGAACGCTTATGGTGTTTGCTCTGCGTTGAAATTACCGACTTGGAAATTCTGGGGTAATAATACTGCAGCGTATCCGGCTTCAAAGGCTCCGATGAATCGTTATATCAAGAGTGTGATGATGCTCAATTGGATGGAGAACACATTCAAGCTCAACTACTTATCTGCCATCGGTAGAAATGCAAATGTAAAGCTGATCAAAGACATTGTTGACCGATTCAACCAGTATCTGAGTGGATTGATTCCGGATCACCTTGCAGGTGGATCTATTGTGTTTGATATTGCCGAGAATCCAAAAGAGGACATGATGAACGGAAAATATGTATTCCGGACAAGATATGCGGACTGGACTCCGATGGAGTTCATGGAGAATGTATTTGAATATGATGCCAACATTTTGACATCTGCATTGGAAGGGGGAGATGAATAATGCTTATTCCAGAGAAGACAGCACTTTTTCGTGGATATGTAGGAGAAAGCACCGCAGACAACAACTTGGTTGGAATTACTGACGAAGTAGATCTGCCTAAGTTTGAGTACATGTCTGAGTCAATCTCACTTGCCGGTATGGCGGGCGAGATCGATTCTCCGGCTTTGGGACAGCTGAAGTCGGTGAGCATGGAGATTCCGTTTTCCGGTGCTTCTAAGCAGAGTCTTCGCTTGGCACAGGATGATTCCAAGCCGCTGATTTTTCGTGCGGCACAGGAGGTTCTTGACACTCAGACGAATCAGAAGAGAATGGCGCAGCGTGTAATCACCATTTATGGAATGACAAAAGAGATCAACTTTGGGAAGTTGAAGAAAGCCGGTTATGGAAATCCGTCTATCACGAAAGAAATTACAGTGTACAAAGACGAGATCGATGGTGAGGTTATCACTCACATTGATAAGTTTGCACCAACGTTTATTGTGAACGGAGAGGATCAGATGAAGGGAATTGCGGATCTGATTTAATGAAAACATTGCACACATGGCTGTCAGTCGGTTTGGCTGGCAGCTTATTTTATTGGAGGAAAACAAGATGAGAAAGGATTCACAGGAAGAGATTGATGAAATTGCCGCACAGGTTGAACTGGCCGCGGAGGTTCAGAAAGCAGAGGTAGATCATGATGAGAGTGAGCATGAGCAGGAGCTGACGGATGAGGAGCAGGAAGAGAAAGCAATGAAGGAAGCTGCCGAGGAGACTCATACACTTCACCTGACAAAATCGTATCGAGTTGGAAATGAGGAGATTGACACACTTGATTTTAGCGGACTTGAGGACTTAACCACGAAGGATCTTGAGTTTGCTGATCGTGTGCTTGCTCGAATGAATCATGCTCCTGACGATAAATTCACAGACTCGCTGTGGAACCGTATGATTGCAGTTCGGGCGACCGGTCTTCCTAGCGCATTTTTTACTGAATTAAGTGCGAGGGATATGCTTGCTGTAGTCGGGACACAACGACGTTATTTTTTATTAGGCTGGGAGTAAGTGGGTCTGAGTATTTGGTGAAAACAGCATATGCGTTAGCGATAAGAACAAATACGAGCGTGGATTACTACACATCGCTCCCAGTCATGGATTTGTTTCACGAGGTTGAATTGTTTAACGAGGCAATGAAGGAGTATAACGACAGCAGAGAAAAGGGGTGATCATGTGGCTGCCAAACGAGTAGAATATGCGATCGAACTCTTACTTGGAGCAAAGAAGAGATCAAATTTTGACAGCACCGTAAGTGGCGTGTCGTCAGGGATTGATTCCATCGGAGGCGTTGCTAAAAAGGTTGCTGCAGGAATCACAGCCGCTTTTGCTGCTGTAAATGTGAAAGATGCCATTGCAGATGCGATGGAGACTTATACCGGCTTTGAGCAGGCAACAGCAAATACGGCGGCGATAGCCGGCGCATCTAAGACGGAATATGACAAACTGGAAAAAGCAGCGAGAGATGCCGGTGCGGCCACAACAAAAACAGCAGAGGAAAGCTCTGAGGCATTGGGGTACATGGCACTCGCCGGTTGGAATGTCAACGATTCTATTCAGGGCTTGATGCCGGTTTTGAAATTGTCAGAATCAGCACAGCTTGATCTTGCAGAGACAAGTGATCTTGTAACAGATTCTATGTCTGCAATGAAACTGTCTGTGAAGGATCTGCCGGAGTATTTGGATGCTGTAGTGCAGGGAAATAACTCGGCAAACATGAATGCACAGCAGATGATGGAATCTATGATTTTATCCGGCGGTGCTGCGAGAACATTGAGCATAGACTATCAAGATCTCGGAACAGCGATTGGTATCCTTGCCAACAACGGAACAAAGGGAAAGAAAGCCGGAACGGCGATGAATGCAATGCTGACAAGGATTGCAAGTAACGATAGTGCGATCAAGATGATGGATAAGCTGAACATTTCCATTTTTGATGCAAACGGTCGTTTTATCGGTCTTGAAGGCGCATTGAAAAATATCAATGCCGGAATCAGTGGACTGACCATGGAAGATCAGGCAAAGGCACTGAAAGAGATTGCCGGTACGCAGTATTATTCCAAAATGACGTATCTGCTTGACAGTGTGAAAGAGGGTGCCAATGGAGCAGAGAGCGCCTGGGGATCGCTGAATGAGCAGTTGTATGACTCCGATGGCGCACTAGATAAGATGGATACACAGATCACCGGGACTGCAAATGGTGCGAAGCAGATTATGCAGTCAGCAATGGATGATGCAAAAATCAGCTTCGGCGATGCATTTAGTGATGAGTATGTTGCAACATTAAATGATCTTTCCGGTGGTTTTAACACATTGAGTGAGAATATTACAGAATTTGCCGATGAAAATGAAATAGAAATTCATGATTTTTTTGAAGCAGTAAAGGACAGCGGCAAAAATGTGATGAATTTTGTGGGAAATATTGCGGATTTTGTGAAGGATAATTCGGGAACAGTGATTGCTGCGCTGGAAGGTATTGGCGCCACGCTTGCTGCAGGGAAGATAGCGGGTGGAGTTCTTTCAATCGTCTCAGCAATATCGGCTCTTACTCCTGCCGGATTGGCTGTGATGGGAGTTGCCGCAGCATTCGGAACTCTCGCAGGTGTCATGGCTGCAATGAAAAATGCGGAAAAGGAGGCTGCGGAAAACAGTATTGATGAGCATTTCGGGAAAATAGCACTGTCTTTAGATCAGATTGACGATGCAGCTCAACAAATCGTTGGAAAAAAACAACTTACAAAGATTTCAACAATGCTGGATAAAATCGGTGATACAGATAAGTCGATTCAGTCGTTGTCTGATAATTTGAAAACGGTTGGTGGAATCGAATGGAAAATGAAAGCTGGTCTGCAGTTATCGAAAGATGACGAAGAACAATACACTGATCAGATCAAAGACGCTATAACAAATGCGCAGAATATAATTGACAGTCAGGGATATACCGTATCACTTGCCACGGATTTGCTGCTTGGATCCAATTCCAAAATCGGAGATGAAAATGATGCGTTCTATGCTGGGTTAGATGCGCAGATGAACACACTGCAAAAAAAGCTCAATAAGAAGATCTCTGCAGCGGTGAAAAATGGAGTGGACATTGATACGGATGCCGCTATTCAGAATCTGCTTGGGAAAATGACGGAGATCACAGATGCTGTGACCGGTGCTGAAAATAAGGCACAGCTGCAGGCAATCGAGCTTAAATATTCCGGGAAAGAACTGAACGGAGCAACATTCAAAGAGCTGTCAAAAGACATCGGAAAATACGAGGAGCAGATTACTTCTGGAGCGCAGGAAGCATATCAGACATCTATGACGAATCTGAATGCACGGCTGTCCCTTGGAGACATTGACCAAAAGCAATACGACAGTGAAAAATCGCAGCTTGAAGAAGGCTATTTCAAAACACGAGCAGAAGCATACTCGAGAGGGTATCAATATATCATTGATACGATTCAGAGCGCCTATCCGGAGTTGAAAGGTGCAATGTCGAATATGTCCCAAAAAGTGGACGAAGCCTTGCAGGACTCTATGAAGGGCGGTCTGAATGCGAACACATTAAGCGAAAGAATGAATGACATCGCAAAAGACGCTGTCAGCAACCTTGATCTTGATAAGGACACAAGGAACGCCATTTATGATCTTTTTGAGAATGGAATGAATGATGTTTACAATCAGATGACCGACCTTAAAAACGAAATGGCAAATTCCGGCTATGAGGTCCCGGAAAGTTTGGCGAACAATATAGAGACGACAGATACCATGCTCGCCACCGGCGGAGATAAAAACGATGTGCTTGGATTGCTTGGTGACAAGATTGGAAATAGCGCAGAATATACCACGTTGATCAAGACAGCAGAAAAAGCTGGAGGACAGGTGCCGACATATATGGCGGATGGCATCCGGTCAAAAGAAAATGAAGTAGCAGATGCGGTAGATCGGCTTTTTGAGAGAATCCAGAGTCAAACGGACGGCAAAACATTGTCTTTGCGGGCTGTTCATATAGATGCGGGCATGGCGGGGGCTGCGGTTAGGAATGATTTACAAAATTCCGACCTGAAAGGATCCGCTACAACTGTCCGGGACAAGACCGGCGTTCATACAATTTACCGAAATGCTCTCGGTGGAATTTATAACCGCCAAATTCTGACAACGGTTGCGGAAGAGGGTGCAGAAGCAATCATTCCCTTGGATGGATCCAATCGAGGGAAAAATCTCTGGATGCGTGCCGGTCAGATGCTTGGAATGTTTGGAAAAAATACACAATCTGTGTCAGCACAAAGAGACATCGCGGCATATAACAGCATCAAGGGGAGTGCAGTAAAGAGTAGCAAAACATCTGCCGGTCAGGTGAGTGGGAATACTGGTCAGCCGATTACTGTAACGTATTCGCCGAAAATAGTGATTGAAGGCAGTGCAGATAAGAAGGCTGTGGAGCAGGCGCTGGATATCAGCCAGAAAAAGTTTGAGCAGCTCATGGATCGTTATAATCGTACACACAAGAGGATTTCGTTTGGAGGTGCATCATAATGGGAGGGTATTATTACACAACAAAGCAGGGAGATATGTGGGATTACATCGCATATCTGGCTTATGGTGATGAGTATAAAATGTCCGTTCTTTTACGAGCAAATCCGGAATTTAATGATGTAACGATATTTGAGGCGGGGGTTCAGATCTGGTGTCCGGAGCTATCTGTTTCAGAAGAAACGGAAGATGAAATTGTTCCGGACTGGAGGGATATGGAAGACATTGAAGATGATACATCTGACGATTTGGAAGAAGACGAGGAGGAGTTAGATGAGGAAGAGTAGTGTTCTCGTTAAATATAACGATGTTGATGCGACGAAAGAAATAAAAAAGGTTTTTGAATCATTCACATGGACAGATTATGCTTCCGGCTCTGCCGATACAATATCATTATCTTTAAATAACATGAATGGCGTCTGGTTAAAGAAAGGATATTTGCCGTTGCATTCAGACAGTTTGAAGACCTGGATTCGCGTCACCGATTGGAATCGGGCTGGAGATAACCGGTCGGTATTTTGCGGCAGATTTCAGGTGGATAAGTTTACAGCCGGAGGTCCGCCGTATGTGTTTGTTCTGGAGGGCATTTGCATCCCGATCAACAGAGGCTTTAATGTGACACAAAGAAATAAGACATATAAGAAAACATCCGTCAGGAGAATCATGGTGGATATCGCAAAAAGAGCCGGCTTAAAGCTTGTTTATGATGCAAATAATTACAGCATAAAAGAAATATCTCAAGATGGTAAAAGCGACATGGAATTTGCATATTCAGTCTGTGATGATTATGGTCTTGCGATGAAGGTTTACAATAAGAAGCTTGTCATTTATGATCTGACGAGATATGAGAAGAAAAAGAAAAGTTATACGATAGATGTTGCTGATCTGGGAGAATCCGGAGCGTACAGCATCGAAAAGAATGTATCGGCAAAGTATGACGGAGTAAAGATGCAATATACCGGGAAAGGGAAAAAGACGGTTACTTACAAATATGTTCTGCCGGGCAAAAAAGGAAATCGAATGTTATTTATGTCGGCTTCCGCAGACTCTCATGCAGAAGCGGAAAGGAAGGCGAAGGCGCAGCTGCTAAAAAATTTAAGAGAAGTGCAAGTGCTTACACTGACAAATTTGCGAGGAGATCCGAAGTATAAGGCGGCAGAATGTTTTGAATTGACAGGTGCAGGACAGCTCGATGGAAAATATTTTATCGACAATGTGACGCATTCTAAGGATGGACGATATACATGCTCCATCACGGCACATCTTGTAGCTACCCAAATTAGGTAGCTTTTTTATTTGGAGGAAAATGATATGAATGAGATTCGAATAGGGCTGGTTTCGGCGGTGAGCTATAAAACCGGAAGCGTCGATGTCATATTTCCGGACGAAGAAGATACTGTTTATCAGGACTGCTCGATGTTGTCAGGCGAATATCAGATGCCAAAAGTGAATGATCTGGTAGCAGTTGTTTTCCAGACAAACTCCGCAGGCGCAGATCAGGGCTTTGTCATCGGGGTTCCGTATTCTTCGGAAAATCTTCCGGAAAAGTATGGAAAAAATGTGTATTTTAAAAAATTGTCAGAAAAGGCATATATACATTATGATCCAGATACAGAGACGTTGCATTTACATGCGCCGCACGTTGTAATTGATGAGAAGGGGGAGAATTGATGGCTACGATTGGACATTTTGGTGACGTGCAATTTTATACTGCGCAGAGAAAAGGTAAAGCCGATATTTTATCGTTCAGCGATGCAAATTGGAACTCTTCCGCAAATTATGAAGAACACAAACGTGCCGGGAAGAAGCCGGTGCTGGAGTACACGGGAAATAACCTTGATGAATTTACGATGACAATTTACATCAGTGCATACCTTTTGCAGTCTCCAATGATGATCATTGAAGAGCTGCGGAAATATTGTCTTAACGCCAAAGCTTATCCGCTTGTGCTGGGAGGAAAGCGGATCGGAGCAAATAAGTTTATCATCACAGATATATCGAATGATCTTCAGTCGTTTTCGAAGAACGGAAAACCTCTGATGGTTTCAACGGCGGTGACTTTTAAAGAGTATCCAATTTTGAAAAGTAATTCGAAAAAAAAGAAAGCATCGAAAAAGAAGAAAAAAACAAAGACATCCGGAAAGGCAAAGAAACAGTCGACGAAGAGAGATGCTTTTAGCAAAGCAAAAAAGACATATACCGTATATGTAGCACCGAAAGACACGACACTGTGGGCGATTGCGAAAAAGAAGTATAAAGATGGATCCAAATATAAAAAAATATATGATGCAAATAAGAAAAAAGGAACACAGTTTCATGTATTAAAAAGCATTAGCGAAACAATCCGTAAGGGCTGGAAATTAAAGATTCCTAAATAGTGAAGGGAGGGACGAGATGATCAGCTATGATGGTGATAAAGACGAAGAAATGGAAGAGATTGTTGAAAACGCAGGGACGATAGCGAGCTGCACTCGTGGAACGGTTCCTTTTTGCCGGGACATGGGTATCACGAATTACACCGGTAAAAATGTGATCAATGCTGCGGCACATCTGGAATCGGAATTGATTGATCAAATCGAGGAATGGGAGGAGCGGGCGGTGGTTAGAAGTGTTACTTTTGAAAATGAGGATAGTGTACTGATACCGAAGGTGGTGATTGAGCGAAATGTTGAATAGCATAGAAGAAGTACAAGCTCTCCCAGATCTGGATTTATTGGATGATCTTGGAGTGAGTCTTGAAGGAATTATTGATGAAATGGTCGAGGACTATGAAACAACTTATGAGGAACGAACAGGTCGTCAAAAGATTCTTTATGCCGGAGACCGGGATCGAATCTTGATCAATGTAATAGCCGGACAGCTATATCAGGCTCAAGAAAGAGCCGCTTATTTGTTCCGGCGAAACTTTCTTAAATGGATGGAGGACGAAGACCTGGAAAACTGGGGTGCCAATTTTGGCTACAGTGTTCCAGATGCGCAGGCAGCTTCTGTGGAATTGGAGTTTTCCGTTAATGATCCTTTAGAATTTGATGTTGAAGTTCCTGCCGGCACAAGGGCAACATCCGGAGATAATGTATTCTTTGGAACGATCCAAAAGGTGATATTAAAAGCAGGAAATTCAAGTGTGATCACAACGGCAGTCTGTAGCGATGCCGGAGATGTTGGCAATGATTATATGCCGGGGCAGATCAATGTAATTGCGGATCCCATTCCTTACATCTCATCCGTAAGCAGCATAACGACCTCGTCCGGAGGTTCGGAGAGGATTTCGGGAGAAGAATTGATGCAGGATATACTGAGTTGGATGTCAACATATTCCACAGCAGGTCCGGCGGGAGCTTATGAATATTGGGTGATGGCATATAGTGCAGACATTGTAGACGTATCCGTGGTCAGCCTGGGGGATAGCAGTGCTACCGAGAATATTTATATCCTGTTGACCGACGGGAAACTTCCTGACGCTACTTTTTTGGATAAAGTGAAAATGTATCTGAATGATTTGGGAAACTTTCCGGACACAGACAAAGTGAACTTGTATGCGCCGGAACCGATAGAGTATGAGTTAGAACTTACTTATTATATAGACCGCGCAAAACGCGATAATGAGGAAGAGTTGCGTGAGATGATTGAAGATGCGGTCGACGCATACATAAGCTATCAGGGAAGTAAGATCGGGAGGGCTGTTGATACTGCAGCGCTGATCGAATACATCCGCTGTGCCGGGGCAGAGAGGGCTGAGATAGTAAGTCCTTCATATCAGAAGATCAGTGAATCACAAGTTGCAATATGCAGTTCGAAAAAAGTGGCGTATGGCGGATTGGAGGGATAAGTTATGAAGCTGGGTGAAAATGGAGCTACATTCTTGTCCCTGCCGCCTAATCTGCAGACAGATGAGAGTTATGCATTATCAGCAGCAATTGACCGGCAGATGAAAAAGCTGTTGGTGATATCGAATATGCTGCGGGTGTGGACAGACCTTGAATCTGTTGATCCAAGGTATTACGGGCTTATTGCCGCATGTATTAAAGCCCCGTACTATGACTCTGCGCTTGATGATAACACGAAGCTTGCAATCATTAAAGGGACATTGAATGTTTATCGACTTGCCGGAACCAGAGCGGCAGTCACGCAGTTGATTTCGGATCTTTTCGGAAAAGGGATTTTTGAAGCGTGGTATGAGTATGGCGGCGAGCCGTACCATTTCCGCATCACGACAGACGTGGATCTGTCACCAAACGCATTGTTAAAATGTACAGAGATTTTAATGAAGGTAAAAAGAGCGCGGAGCGTGCTGGACTCCGTATCAAAGGCTCAAACCATGTCAGGACATACCTATTCTGCAGCATGTTTGACAGAAGGTGACACTACAATAATGAAGGAGATGATGAACAAATGAGTTTTGATGGCTTAATCATGACAAAGCATGGAAAGGCAGAATTGATCAAGGCAACCGACACGGGCAGTCTTTCCTTTACGCATGTAGCTCTCGGAGATGGTGTAACGAGTGAGCTTTTCAATCTGAAAGAAGAGTTGTCGCATGAGATTGCAAGAGTTCCAATCGCTTCTGTTGAGAGGAAAGATGACCGGATTATATTATCGGTCGATTACACGAATAAATCCTTTGAAAAAGGATTCTACTTGCGGGAAATAGGAATTATCGGAAACGAGAAATTGTGTTATTACGACAATTCCGGATCCGATGCGGAGTATATCGATCCTGGAAATGAGGTGGTTACAAAAGAACGAAGACTGCGTATCGAATTGATTGTGTCAGAAACGGCGAACGTCGAAACAACCGTGAGCAGTGGACTGTATGCATTAGATAAGGATGTGCAGCAGCTGAAAGAAAAAATTGAAACAGATTTTGCAGATGTCGTGACATGTGAAGATGCGGATGATTTTGGGGATGCGGACGATCCTGACAGTCCTTTGTCCATGATAAGTCAGTTGAGCAAAGAAGTCTCGGAGTTGTCGGAAATGGTTGGTGCGATCACCACTACAAAATTTTAAATGGAGGAAATGTTGAATGAGCATAATGAGTGACCTGCAAGCTATAGCCGATGCCATCCGTAATAAGACCGGTAAAACGGACAGTATGACGTTGTCTGAAATGGCTGGAGAAATCGCCCAAATTTCGGGGGGGGGGG